TTCATTGTTTATAAGATTACCAACCCACTTATTACCATCAACAGCAAAATTAGAAACAAAATAATCCAATATGTCTCGCTCATTATATCTTTTAGAAAGTTTATGAAAAAAGTACCTATCTGGCCTTTTCGTAAAACTTTCCAGTTTTGCTGTAACTCTTCCATCATATTTTATATAGTCATAATCGGTAGTAAAGTGATTTTTAACTGCCAAATATGTTTTAAATACGTCAAATCCTCCATACATATTATATTGGTAATTTACCACCTTTCTCAACTTTTAACATATTAGCGTTCATAGCTTCTAGTTGGATTTTTTCTTTTAAGTTTTTTGAAATTAGACGACTAGTTGTTTCTATCTCAATATTGTTTTGTTCACAATACCAGATTATAGCGTCCATGTAAGATATAGGTCGTTTGTCTTTAACAACTTTCTCTATTATTAAACTAAATTCTTTACTATTCATATTATACTTATATCATACTAGTTGTTAAATGTAAAGCGTGGGTTTCTGTTGCAAGGTACCCACAAACCCCGGTTGCCTAACTAGGCAGCCATAGCAAATTGTGATTCGCCATTTAAAATTGCGTTTGAGTTCGCCAACTATTACTCTCTAATAAACTTTTCAGCACCTGTCGAACCTACCACACCCCCCATAAGAACACTCCTAAAAATGTGCTTATGGTGGAGGTGGAGGGAGTTGCACCCTCGTCCAGTCTACCTATTGCATTTATTGTCAACAAGTAATTCTATGTTGCCGTTTTTGACGGCATTAAATCAAAACTTCGGTATAACATACATGTTTCAGTACCAGACGGTGATGTAACAGCTGATATAGATTGTTTACCGTCTTTACTAAGATAGTATGTTACAATGTAAGCAGGTTCGCCATCTGGTTGTGCATTGGCTCTACCCACTGACATGTTTACTATTTCAAATCCTTCATTTTCAATATATCTATTTACTTCAACTGGTGTACCACAAATAGCTGGTATGCTCTGCCATCTGAAATCATATCCGTGTTCGTCTGCAAATGATACAGTTGAAAAGGCTAATAACAATACAAAAATGTATTTTAACATGGTCTTTCCTCTTCTAAGAGACCATTATGACTTTGTGCCTTTTGTCTTCTCTTCGTAATATTTATAAAAGTATTTGATAGCCTCTTCTAGTTCAGGAAGATAGTCTGCTTTGTTCTTTGTGAATACTCTACCTGCACCATCTTCGGATGCCATAAGAATTACAATCTGGTCAATTGGTGTACCAAACAACTCTTCATACATCATTGCATAGGCAGCCGTCTGCATGTAGTAGTTTTTGTTCCACTCATCATTTCTTTCCTTATTGGCTGTCTTAAAGTCAATAACAGAAAGTTTACCATTATATTCTGCAATACAATCAACTTGACCTGCAATGGTAAGTTTTTTACTGTATAAGATTTGTTCTAAACAATGAATATTGTCAATCTGTGCTAGATAAGGTTTCAACAATGCAAATAGACCAAGAGGCAATACATCTCTAGTTGAAGGTGTTTCACCTTTTAAATAATTTTCAACTAGTGTATGAGTTGCTTTACCTCTACGAGCCGCTCTGGCCATTTCCCATTTAGCAGCTTCTTCGCCTACACTTGCTCGCCATTTATCTAGGCCTGGTTTTGGTTGGGCACCTAATACGGTTGTGATAGACGGATACGCCTTGCCATCAACCTCATAGAAACGCATACCATCAATTCTTTTACCTTTTGTTTTAGGTAATTTACTCTCATCTAATTTAATAAAATTTGCCATATCAGTTTCCTTTATTTTATATTCATATTATATACATGTATCATCATATTGTCAAGCCTCAGGTGCCTTTTTGACAGTATAAATTATTAATATAATCTCTTTCCGACTTTAACGGTTCTGTCTTTCAGCTAATCATTGACAAGGCTAATTCAGTAGTTTCATCTACTCTTCTTGTCCAACCTCTACCAAATGTAGAAAATGTTGATAGACTTTCATAATATTTTTGTCTTGATTCTTGGTATCTTTTAATTGCATTTTCAACACCAAATTCTTCAACATATTCACCTAATTTTTTAAGTGTATTAGGACCAATACCACCATCTGCAACAGTACCAATCATAGTTTGTAGGTACTTGGCAGCTCTGCCTGGTCCAGCATTTACACCAAAATCAAAAACGCAAAGGTCTAAACCATTTGGCAGGTCATCACCTTTCATTTTATCCCAATAACCTTTTTTATAGATTGGTGCGACATCTTCGACAGTTAAATCTTTCATGTCTTTTGTGCCACCATGTTCTTCATATACTCTTTTTGTTACACCTAGATTAGTTTCACCACCTGGATCCTTAGGGTGATTCACATAACCACCTTCATGGTGTAAAATAGTTTCTAAGCATTTATCATAATTTGCTTGCATTTATTTACCTCTTGTTATCTGTAAAAATTTTTCTATTTGTGCCTTGATAATTTGCGCTCTATTTGGCCAATGTATATAAGGTTCATCCCTCTTCATAAGATTATATAAGAAAGGCAGTATTAATTTTTCTGCGTCTTTAAATCTTGCTGTAACATCTTCACTCTCTAGTGTTTTTGTTACTTGGTCTTTTTCAGCCACAATTTGCATGATTTCATTCATCATACTTTTGATATCGCCGACATCTTCTTTTACTTTCGCTAATTCAATATTATTATTTTCTATAACGGAAGTATCTACTGCCGGTGTAGATTCTGGTGCCTTACTAACTGGTGTAAAACCCCAATCTTGGTCAAGGTCATACTCTCGTAAATAATCTGGTATGTCTTTTGCCATTATTCTGTCCCTATTGTTGCAAAGAAAGACAATGTTTTTCTTTCTTCAAATGTATAATCAAAAGCAGGAGCATGCCATCTATTTGCATTATATAAAACTAATCTATTAGGATAGGCACTAACATAAATGTCTGGTACTTTATCCCAATGATTCTCAAAAAATGCTGTACCACCATCAAACGATTGGTCAAAGTACATCATTCCTGCTATCATAGGTATTCTATTATCGTCAATATCTCTATGAATAAAACCATATTTGCCATTTGCCTTTGATTGTTTTACTTCACTCATCAAAGTTTTTCTAGCTAATATTTTTAAATCAATGATATCTTTATTTAAAACACCTTGTAAACTATTTATAATCAGTTGTTTATGTTCGTTGTAATCGGACTCATAACAAGGAAAAGCCTGTAATCTATTACCGTAATAAGTGTCTGGTTGATATGTTTTGTCATAATTTAGTTTATCTAAATCATTTTTCATATCATTAAAATCATCACCATCAAAAAAGTTTGGTTTTATATACACACCACCACTCATCAAATAATCAAACATTACTTTTTACCTTGTTGTCTTCTTCGGTGTTTCTCTACAACTTGTTGAGTTTTAACTTCTTTAATAGACCGTTTTCTATGTTGTTTTGCTAATTCACTTGTTGGATGAGCGTCTGCAATTCTTGATAGATTGTCTTTCCAACCACCATCATTTTTCATACCACCCATACCAACTACACCACTTGATATATTTACTGTAGTCAATAACTGTTTAATGTGTTTATTCTTTTTAAGGAATTCTTCCTTTTCAGCAATAGACATCATTTCGTCATAGACCTTTTTGGTCTTGGTATTCTCAAATGTATAAATTGGCATTACTGTTTAAACGGGTCTTTAACTGTAAAATATTTGTTTAACATTTCTAGTTGGTCATCATACTCAGCGATAACTTTTAATTCTTTTTCTACCTCAGTAAGAATATCACCATGTTCACCAATACCTACTGCTTTTTGCAATAATACTTCTACATGGGTTTTATGTTTTTCAATGTGACCTACAGCATGTGCTCTAAGGGCTTCAATCATTTTTTCACGCATTTTTTGCTCCTTCTAAATACCATTCTGGCGTTTTTGCTGGACTTTTCCAAGTCGCAAATCTTTTTTTCTCTAGTATATAATACCTACGATAACTACCAACACCATCACCTGGTATTTTGCAATGTTCAGGCATAGCAGGTTTAATTGGTGTTGCAATTTTATTTATCTTAGCATTTTTAGGTGGATGTTTTAGTATCTCACCTAGTTTTTGTACAGCAACATGGTCTCTTGTATGACCATATCTTTTCTTCCACTCTTTGTTAAGAGCAATAAAGTGATTATACAACCACATATAGTTGTAAGC